TGAGGGGAGGTTTTGGTGTTGTTGTGATGGAGGGCAAGCCAAGACAGAAGTGCTGATGATGAGGGCGAAGAGGATATTGAGGGTGTTGATGATAGTAGTCATGACGACTTCCTTTGGTTTTAAAGTCTTGTACCTGACAACAAAAGTTCTGCGAGTAGAAAAGGAGCTCTGACTCATCAGGCGCGTTCCGCGCGACTAGTAAACAGGCTTGTCAAGGCCTGACCTGACAACCCCGCTCGAGGGGGCTTGTCAGTCTAGTTTCGGCCCCAGACACCTCCTAGGAGGGCCGGGGCCGGAGCTTACAGCCTGGAGAGGCAGCTTAACGCTGCTTCCAGACTGAGAAAAGGGTGTGCTCCTTGCTCTCGTCATGAGAGAGCGCACTAGTCATGTACACGCAAGAGACGAAGCTCGCCTCCCAAGGCTGGAAGCCAGTCCAGCGGCGAGCCTGCGCCTCGCTGGGGGTGGGGATGACGTGCCCCGCCGACGTGATCATCATGCTGCCGCCGTTGATAGCGAAGACAACACCATCGTAGGCGATGCGCTCTGGGGTGCCCTCCTTCAGAGCGGAGACGCTAAGCGCCTTGCCGCCGAAAAGGAAGGTGTGACCGTCGAGAGCGGCGACGCCGTCCTTACGTGTGTGACAATAGATGACGTACATAGTACAGCCTTCTGGTTTTAACGTCTTGAACCTGACAACAAGAGTGTGGGTATATCGCCCGATTGACTAATTTTCCGACGCGGACCGGGAAGTCTTTGACCCCGGGTGGCCTCCCAACTTTAAGGGTTGAGAACCACATTAAAATATAATACCCCCAAAAACAGTCTATATTTTCATTTCCCACTATTGGATTTTTTACCCTACCCCCTTGTTTAAAAAACTTTTTAGATTCTTACCCAATCCTTAAATCTAAATTTTTTACTGAAATTTTTTAAATTGATATAATAGAAATTTATTAATATAATATATTTAAATATATAAAAGGATTTTTAATATGTCTGAAGAGAAACAATTAGCTTTATTTCAAGAGCTTTCAAATGACACTGCTTATGACAAATATTTAGCTAAACTTAGTCCTGAAAAATTAAGACGTGTACAAGGCCGTATAACAGCATATAAAACAGGGGTCTATGCCTCGGCACCTATTTTATGTTTCGGCCCAAAGAAATGCCCTTTTCTTGATAAATGTCCACTAGTAGAAAGAGATGCTCAAGGCAAGCTGAACGCAGGCGATGATTCTGACTACCCTATTGGCTTTGAATGTTTAATGGAACGTTCTTTAGTTGAACAAAAAACAATAGACTATGTTCAGTATTTAGATGTTGATCCTACCAATCCTGTAGAAATGTCTATTGTTAATGAGTTAGCTTTAATTGATCTATATAAAAATAGATGTTTATTAGTGCTATCTCAAGGGGATAAAAATGGAGAGGGTAGAGATTTTTTAATACGAGATGTAGTAGCATTTAATGAAAACGGCGATCGTGCTGAAAATACTAAGCTACACCCTGTAATTGATATGATCGACCGTCTTGAGAAACGTAGAGAGCGTTGGCTTGAACGTTTAGTAGAGACAAGAGATTCTAAAGCAAAAATGTTGGCTAAGATGCAAGATAACAAAACCCAGTCTAGAGTATTAGAAGAAATCTCTATGCTTAGAGAAGCATTATATTCTGTAGATGCTGGAGGTTCCAAACATGAGATTTTGATTGATGAGGAATAAGCATTTTGCATATATAAATAATACTAAAGAAGTACAAAAAGTAATTATCACTTATGTAGATAAAAAAGGTGATACACATGTAACTTATGTAGCTTTGAATCCCAAAGAAGTAATGACTGATAGCACTGCTAGAATTAATATGGTAAATTCTAAAAATGCTATTGTAGATGTATCTGTAAGTGGAAAAGACGGCTCAGTAATTTCGCTTACAGAACCTAAAGCACTTGGTACTGTAGATGCAATACTTAAAAAGTCCGTAGTGCTTGATATTGAAACTTCAGGAAAATTAGGTTCAGATAGTATTACTCAGATCGGTATTTATGAGCCTGCAAGTAAAAAAGGTTATGCATATTTTCCTACTGCAAATGCATTAATTAATCCTGCAAAAGGTGAGTCCGCATATAAAAGTATTCAATCTGAATTATCCTCTTTAACTGATTTATCCTTTAAAGAGTTAAAATATACAGAAACTTTAATGCGTATAAATCCTAGTTTAACGCCTGACGCAGCTGCGCAAGAAGTTAAAAACGCAAGCAAAATCTTATTAGACGAAATAGAAGAAAGACTTATTAAAGAAGATTTCTTTCAAGCAGAACAAATGGTTTCAGAAGAATCTTTGAGAAAATATGCAGGTAGTAGAGCAATAGATCCAAGTACAGGTGAAATATATGCAGATATACAGAATAAAAGAGAGTTTTACTCTGCTATAAATGAAGGCAGGGTTGATGAGAGCGTAATTAAGCAACATTTTGAACAAGGCACAGGTGGGAGAGCTGCGTTCAATAAAATATTTTCAGGTGGGCTAGAAGTATTTCAGCCGATGTCTATGAGAAATATTTTAAGAGAAGAACTCGCTCCAAAATTACAAAACAAAGTAACATGGATTGCTAACGCAGCATTCGAGTCTACTCAATTTGGTGGACAGATAGATGCTTATGCAAAAGAAGCTTTTGAAGCTTTAAATACAGATAGGGTTGCTAAAGGACTAGACCCAATAAAAGAATCTACTTTTATTAAAGGATTTGGTTCAGGAAGATACGAACAAGAATTAATAGATTTAAATTTAACAAGAGCTGCGGATAAACAATTAATTACTAAAAACCCGTTTTTCGGAACAGTAGAAAGTATCTCTACTATGTCTGGAAAACCATTCTTTGTTACTGGAGAAGATTTTACTAGAGCTAGGGCAATGGCTCAAAAAACAGGAGACTGGTCTAAGTTATGGAAAACTTTTCTTGAGACTACAACTGAAGGTTCAGTAAGAGACATTTTAGATTTGCCTAAAATGCAACAATCAATGCTTATTAAAAGTGGATTGATGACTAGCTCAGAAGTACCAACTTCTTTTGGTGTTGAAGTACAGGCACGTTTATATGGCTTCTTAGAGCAACAAAGAAAAGGTAAATCAGTTGAAGAATCAGCTTACAGATTGTTTCAAAAAGAACTTCACTCAGGTTTAGGAGATACTGCATTATCAGAAACACCTATACTTAGAGAAGCTTTAGATCAAATAAATGCTTTAGATATAGTAATGAATAAAAAAGATGGTAGTGAAGATTTATTAAAACAAGCTATGAAAGGTGAAGGTGCTTATTATAGAGCTGTTCAATACGGACAGTTAATGGACTTTTTAAATCAACCACTAAGGGATGCTTCTGGCACAGTTATAGAATCGTTGCATGACGTACACTTAAAAGCTCGTGCAGGTCGTTATGCTTTGGATATAGCAGAGCAAGGATATTACGAAACTAGAGAAAGTGCGCCTGGATTAAAGCCAGTAAGAGTAACAAGTGAAGTGGGTGGGTTAGAAAAACAAAGCCATAATTTTATTTCTCCTACGAAAGCTACTAAGAAAACTTCTTTTGGAGAAATGCTAGAAGATATTATGGATCTTCCAGAATACAAAATGGCTAGGAAAGATGTTGTTAAACAAGAAATATTGACTCATTTTAAAGGTACTTATGATGAATCTACTATGGAAATAAAAGATTTAGATTTATTTAGATCTAAAGCTTTGAGTTATTCCGAATCAGCAGGTTCTCAGATAGAATCTATGGAAAGGCATTTTAGTGTACAAGGCTTTCAAAACGATTTAAAAGCTTCTATAGAGAAAATGGTAGTTTCAAATAGAGGAAGAAAGACAAAGGCAACTGTAACACAAAGTACTTTAAGCGCTTCGGAAAGAATTGGCACCAGTGCAGAAAATTTAAAAAGAATAGATCCAGTATTAGATAGTTCCCCAGAAAGAAATATAGTTTCTTCTTTTAAAGAATCGGTAGAGCAAAAAATATCTAAAAGTTTTTCTTTTAAAGATGCTGTTTTTTCTAAAGTAGGAAAAGGAGTTTTAGGTGCAATTGCTTTGTTTGGAGCAAGCAGTTTAGCATCTGTAGGAAAAGCGCCTTTAGATCAAGGACAAGCAAAAAGCCTTTTAATGCCTACTTATGAAAAGTGGTTAGAAAGAAAACAGCAAATTGATCCTAATTTTGGTAGATATAATGAAATTGAAGGTATGCAAGAAAACGGATTAGCTGCTTTATTAAGAAAAGCTACTACAGATTTTGGATCTCCTTACAGGAATCCAGGTTACTCAATGTCTGTATTAGAAAACCATCAAGTGAGGCGTGAAAGAGAAAGATACATGTCAGCTAAATTTGCTGAAAGATATTTTAGCGAAAAAGGTGATATTGGTTTTTTCTTGAAAAGTTTTATTGACTCGTCTTTTAGAGAACAATTAGGTGTTTCTCTTAAACAAGGATATTCTCCAGCAGGGTCACCATTAGATCCTAGAAGATATCCTTCAAAACATTTAGCTAATAGACCTGAACTATCAGAACATATTTTGGAAGGAAGAAGCGTAACTGTAGAAGACGCAGATACATTAACAATTAAAAAAGGTGGCAGAGATGTTTCAATTCGTTTAGCAGGAATTGACGCACCGGAGACAGCACACGGAGGCAGATCTGCTCAACCATTTGCTGAGCAAGCTAAAGCATTGGTAAGCGAAATGTTAGCAAATGCTAAAGATGTTAGAATTGTAACAGATAATACAGATACTACATATGGTCGACAAGTAGGTGTTGTATATGCAGATGGAAAAAATCTTAACTTAGAATTAGTAAAAAGAGGTTTTGCTGCGCACCTGCCTTACAGAGGAAAAGGTAAAGAACCACTATACGATACAAAAGCTTTTAAACAAGCCGAAGAAATGGCTTATAAATCTAATAGAGGTATGTGGTCAGAAAATTATTTCAAAGCATATAAAGAGCTTTCTGTAGCAAGCGGACAAACAGTAACTTTTAACACTTTGGCAAATCCCAAAAAAGTAGCACAAAATTCTAATTATATGTCTATGCTTGGAATAATGGAGAAAGCTGAAAGAGAAGGTGGTATATCCTCAGCATTAAAAGAAGAAATTGCTTCTATAGGAAAAGTAATTAATAGTTCTGATAAACCTTTTGAACCAGATACAAGAAATGGTGGCTGGACAGAAACAGATCTCCAGACTTTTGGAGGTACTAATAACAGCATATTGACTGTTCTAGATCAACAAAAATACGAAATAGGTTCCTTAATGAGAACCAGAAATAGTAAACATCAAAAAGATCAATTTAAAAGCTCTAAATTTAACAAAAACAATTTAGAATTAACTAGTAGTACTTTAGCAAAAGATGTTTATCAAGAAGAAGCCGTAATAAATAATTTAGCAAAACAAAAAAGAAGCATGCAAGCCCAAATACGATTAAAACGTATGGAAGAAATGCAACAGCTAGCAAACAGAAATTATTTTAACTCTCCAATAGCCCACCATAGGATGTAATTATGGGATCAATATCTTCATTAATAACAGGGATGCTTCCAGATATAGATAGTCCCAGTAGTGCAACAGAAATAGGACTAAACTTATTTGGTATAGTTGGAGCAGGAAAGTTGCTTGCTGGAAGCGCGAATCAAATAATGTATGGTGCAGCTTATTCAATAGGTGCTGAGCCATTGGTTGGGGAATTAGGTTTTGGTTATACTGTTTCTGATAGTGGAGGATTTAAGTATATACAGAATTCTGCTTTGTCAGGAGAAGGCGGAATAAATGGTAGGATAAGAACGTCAAATGGACAGCTAAATGCAAATTTAGGCGCAACACGCACTGATATGGTAAATAGGTATAATACGCGAAGTATTTATTCTAGTGCTGCTGGAAAAGGAGTGCAAGTTCAAAACTGGTTAAGTAGAGCAATGCCATTAGGTATGTCAGCTTACGGTATTATTTCTTCTTATGCTGATGGTGGTGTTTCAGAAGCTGGAAAGTATATGGTATCTGACATATTGGGCAACTATTATGGAACCCAAATGGCTTTAGAAGGTTATAAAGTGGCAGATGCTGCAAGGGCTATGTCAACCCTGGGAATCACAGATTCTAGTGGCGCATTAAGATCAGGATATACAGCTTTGACGGAAGGTCAAGAATTAGCAAGAATTAGCCCCATAATGGGTTCTGGTATGCTAGGAAGAATGCTTCCTGTAATGGGCTCTATAGTAATGTCAACTATTGGTATGGAAGTAGGTAGTTCTATAGGTGCTTTTGCAGGTAATGTAATGGGAATGAATGAAACTATTGCAGGAGTATTAGGTGGTGGTGCAGGAGCTATTGGAGGTGCTGCTATGGGCGCGTATATGATGACTAGTTTGCCTGGGTTAATTGGAGGAGGAATTGGTCTTTTAGCTACAACAGCTACAGTTAAAGCAAGCCAATCAATATTAGAAGCTGGTTTTGAAAATATTGGAAAAAACAAAGGTTTGGGGTATGCTGGAGATACTGCTTCTTACTTTACAAGAAATGCTGTTACGATGCGAGAGCGTGCAGTACAAGCAATTAACAAATCCCATTTAAATGGTAGAAGCGCTTTTGGACAAGAAGCAACTATTATGCATATGAACCGAGACATGTTTAGCCAATACAAGAGATACTAATGAAAAATATTAAAGAAAAAATAAGAGAAGAACTTTTTGTAATAAACGAATATGGTATTGAGCACCAGAATCCTGAAGCAAAAGCATCAGAAGCCTTAATTAAAGAAATGGGCGGCGCAATTAATACCGACACAAGTAGAGCTTGTATAAATTGTCAAATAAGACAATATTATAAGTATGGAGAGAATAAAATAAAATGTAAACTAACTCCAAGAAAACTTCCTGATGGAGCAGCAAACAAAATAGAGAACTTGTCTAAAGAAACAGGCTTTAGTAGAGAACATGCTACCAAATTATTAAAAGCCTCTATTGATCCTGTTACTTGGTGTGAATTAATGTTTGGATTTTCTGATGAAGACGATAAATGGTTTATCCGCTCTTACCAGAAAGAACAAATAAGATGTACTTCTCAACGTGTATCTATTCTTGAAGGTCGTCGCTCAGGTAAAACCTTTGCAATGGCTTTAAAGCTTATTTATCACGCTTATAATAGTAAACTAGAAAGAGGTAGAGATTCACAAGGCAACCCTGTTTATATGGGACCTACTATAATGATTGTTACTCCCTACCAAGCTCAGTTAACAAACATCTTTGAAGAAATAGAAAAGTTAATAAAAAGAAACGTAGAGCTAAGGCAAGAAATAACAACTGGTACAGGGGATTCATTATATGTAAAAACTCCTACTTTTAAAATGGAGTTTAAAAATGGCGCTTTAATACAAGGTTTCGTATCAGGTATTGGTATGCGTCAAGATGGTTCTGGTGGTGGTACTATGCGTGGTTTCTCTGCGAATATTATTTATCTAGACGAGATGGATATGATTCCAGAAGAAGTACTTACTAAAGTAATCAATCCTATTCTTGCTACTACCCCGGATACAGTTATGTATGCTACTTCTACACCAATTGGTGAAAAAGGTAAGTTTTATGAATGGTGTCACAAGCGTAGCGACTTTAAATCAGACCATTTACCTACTTCAATACTTCCATTTTGGGATCAGATAAAAGAAGATATTATAAGAGATTCTACGCCAGATTCATTTTTAGCAGAGTACATGGGTGTATTTATTGAAGATGAAAAAGGTGTATTTAAGAAGAATTGGGTAAATTCTGCTCGTTTAGATTACAAATACTCTGATTGTGAAAACTTAGGCACATTACAAAGACGTCTCAATCTTAAATCTGTAAATGATGCAATCATCTCTATTGGGATAGACTGGAATAAAAATGCAGGTACAGAATTTTATGTAGTAGGATATTTTCCACAAGATAAAGTTTGGCTTGGCCTTGATGCTATTAATGTAAGCAGTAGTGAGTTTTCTGCTAGGAGATGGATAAAAGAACTTATTAATTTAAATTACAAATGGAAGCCAGATTATATTTATGCTGACGAAGGATATGGGCATACAATTATTGAAGACGTAATTTACGAAGCGTATTCTTTAAGAGGCAAAGCAGACAAAAGCCCTATTGAAAAAGAAACAGCAAAAATACCTGATAGGCTTAAGGCTTTTAATTTCTCTAGCAATATTACTTTAAAAGACCCAATTACTAATAAAGATATTAAAAAGATGGGTAAGCATTTCTTGGTAGAAAATGCAGTACGCATTTTACAAGAAAGATTATTTAAATTTCCTACAGAAGATGAAGTATTAAAAGATCAATTTTTCAATTACGTAGTAGAAAAATATAATAAACAAAATAATAAGCCTGTTTATGGAAAAGCTAATGAGCAAATAGGAGATCACAGACTTGATGCTTTTATGTTAGCTTTGGCAGCTTTGGTATTAGAAGAATCAGTTTATTCGGGTAGGCAAATGATGCCTAGTACTCCTTCTTACCATAAAGTTAAAGATATAAAAAAAGAAGCATCGGATTCTACAAGCGCAGTATTTGATTACGCAAAAGAAAGAGGCATACCAGGAGCTTTGCATCTTTTAGAAATAAATAGAGAAGAAAGAAAAGCCACTAGAAAAAAAGAAGAGAATTTTTCTATACTTGAAGGAATTAGTAAATATAAAGGTACTTCTAGTGGAATGACTCCTATTAGTGAATTAAAACATGCTAACAGGAGAGGTTTTTTAAATAAACCATCTAAAAGGAGTTGGAAATAATGAGTTTTTTAACAAAATTATTTGGAAGCAAAGATGTGTATCAAGAAATGTTTGATGCAGGAAGAAGAAGTCTTGATGGTACTTTGAGTGGATCATCTTTAGATGATGCAGGTAAAAAGAAAGTAACAGATTTTTTTCAAGGAAGATTTGATGACGATTCAGTAGTAATGTCTGATGATGCTATTGGAGCAGCAGTTAGAAACGTAGAAGCTGGTCAAGAAGCGGGAATTGGTTTGGCTGCGCAATCAGGAAGAGGTACTGGTTTAACTAATGCTTTTGGAGGGGGAGGTAATATACTTCAAACAGCTGCAGGGGCTGGTCTTCTTGGCGTTATGGGAGCTGGTATTGCAGGAGGAGATAAAGCAGAAGGCGCAATGTACGGAGCTTTAGCAGGATTGTCTATCGGAGGAGCAAGTAAAGTATTAGCTAAAAACATGGTAAATATGGAAGAAACTTTTATGAAAGGTATTCTTAAAAGTGATTACGCAGAAAAAGGAATTATAGAAGCCGGAACCGAATTAAAAAATATAAAAAATCAAAATTTAACTATGAAAGAATTAGGATTAAGTAACGAAGAAAAACCTTTAAAAGATATTATAAACGAAAGAGTTTTTAAAAATATAAAAAGGGGTGATACAAAAACATCTTCAGATATTGAAATAAATCTAACTAGTTCTGAAATGAGAAGTCAAAACTTAAATAAGCTACAAAATATGGACACAGCCAATATGGGCACTGTAGATAAATATAAAAGAGATTTGCTTTTAGGTAAGTCTACTCTTAATGTTGGAAGAGTTGGTAGAGTATCAACAATGGCTGGATCTGCTTTGATGGGAATGGGATTGTCTTCTTCTAATAGAGATCATAGAAGAGGTTTTAACAGAAATAGAGGAAATAGAGTATGAGTCTTATATTTTTAGATGAAAACTTAGAAACACTTACATCTTTAACAACCAGTCATAATTCATTTACTGGCGAAGAAGATGTTAAACTTATTTATATAAGAAATAATGATCCTCAATTTTATTACACTGGGATTACTGTAGTTCCAAGTATGATTGATTTAGAAGAAGGTGCGTTGTTTTCAGAGTCAGGTTGGTCAATTAAATTATCATTTGGGTCAGAACAACCTACAGAAGAGGAGTGGGGAGATATATTACCAAATACGCCAGTAAGCGTACCAAATATTGGTAATAGCTCTGTAGGAAACATAGAATCAATTTTTCCTATTTGGGTAAGAATCTTTTGCCCAGGACACAGTAAGCCTCAGATCAAAAAAGATCTTTCTTTAAAGATAAGATTTACGGAGAAACTAGTAAACTAATGAGCACTATTTTTGATGATATTTATGAAGGTAAATTTAACAAGCAATTTAAAGATTTAAAAAGAAGTGTAAAGAAAGCTCAAATAGCATCTAAAGAAAGAACAGAGCCAGTAACAAATGATGAAATTACAAACCTATTATCAAAAGCAAGAAACAATCCTCAAAGAGCTTTTAGTAAAGAAGAAGCAGAATTAATTAATAAAAAGTTAGAAGATAATCTAAAAGAAGCAAATCATCTTTTAAAAGAAATAAAAGTAATTAAAGATGGACTTTACGAAGATATTCAAAGAAGTAACAATACGCATACATTAGATATATCTAAATCATCGCCTTTAAAAAGATCAGCTACAAATGTTTTTGGTGGAAATAAAAAAGAAATTACTTATGAAGATTACTTAACTTTATTAGAATTAAGAAAACAAATAGAAACTGATGAAATAAAAGATTTAATTTCAGGAATAATAGAAGACAATGTTTAAAGCTTTAAATGAAAAAAAAGATGTTGAAGGTGCTACAGAACATGACGAATTAGAAGAGCAGTATCAAAGAATGTTTAAAAAAATTGCTAGAGATTTTGTACACAAAGATGATCTTGCCTCAATAATGAATGAATACACTGAATATTTATTTACAATTATTCCAGGGCTAGAAGAATCCTTACAAGATAATACATTTGAAAATAAAAGAGATTCTGCTGTAAACAAAGCTTTAGAATATAAAGAAAATTTAAAAAGACCAAAACATAAACGTAAAAAATATAAAGATGTAATAGAGGATTGATAATGGATATATCTATTCTGCTTCCAGATATCGAAGAATTGATAAAAGCTTATGAGCAAAACTTAATAGAAGAAAGAATAAAAAATTCTTTTGATATGGAAGAATTAGATACTAATTCATCAATAATGTATTTCTCACCACTAGTAAGATTAGAAACAGGTTTAGAAGCAAAAATAGGCGGTACTGTCAGCAATCAACAAATGCTTTCTATTGTAGAGCAAAATGTAAAAGAAACAGAAGAAATTAAAACAGGATTTGGAGTTTTAATTGATAAAATATCTGAAGAATACAAAGATGTAAAAGATATATTTGTAGAAGAAAGTTATAAAGAATGTTCTATTACAGATTCAAAAGGTGAAAAAACAAATGACTTCTTTGTTTTTGAAAACTCTAGCTCTTGGTCTACAGAGCCTGGAGAAGGAGATGGTTACTATTATAAAAATAGATTAACCAATGATATAAATAGAAAAGCAGGAGTAAACCTTACTAGAGCAATAGATAGAGTATTAGGTTTAGGTGATGGGAAAATAAACGTTGGTAAAAGTGATAAAGAATTAAACTTTGGTATCGAAAAATGTTTTAATTGCATGATTAAAATAGATTTAGAATTTGCAATGCCTGCTTTAGAATTTGTTGTAGATTTTACAAAATTCTTAAACATGACTAAAAAGCTTTTAGCTTATCTTAAAAAAGATTTAGACCCTACTAAAATATATGAAATGATATGTAAGTTTTCTTTAGGGTTTGGGAAAAATATTATCTGCCCATCCAACCTTGTCGGATTAAACTTAACGTTACCTGCTTTGTTTATTAAGTATTCAATGGATCTTGCTTCTATAAGAATAGATCCAATGGCTACTATAGGAAAGATTATAAGCGGTGCAATTAATGGTGTTGTTTCACTAGTTGAAAACATACCAAGACTAATATTGCCATTTTTAGATTGTGTAAAAAATGCAACCATTAGCGTTTTTAGTTATTTGAAGACAATTGTAAAATCAATAGAAAAAATAGCTAACGATTCTTTAGACCTAGTAAATAAAACAATAAGTGCAATTCATAAAACAATGCTAAGTCTTTATGACTTTTTAGGCGGAGATTTAGAAACTTTTGAAGAAGAAAAAGAAAGAAAACGGAAAGAGATTAAAGAGGATCTAGATAAATTATCTTATGAAATAAGACAAAGATTTATAGATGTTGATAATACAAAAAACCAAATCCGTCAAAATCAACAAGAACAGATAAATAATTTTTATGATTACCTTTTGTTGCAAACATATTTTGTAGATTACGTTTTTGAAAAAAGAACAGAAATTAAAATATTTAGTTATCAAGAATTTTTAGATTTATTTCTTGAATTTGTAAGTGAAAATCCGCTTATGGGAGAATCGATTTACAAGCTTGCTCAAGTAAAAGATCTAATGAAAGAACTAGAAAGATTAAAAATTAAAGAAGATCAATTAAGTAAAAAACTAAATCAAGATTTAGAGAATCAAATAGACGCTGTAAAAAGAGCACAGCAAATTGAAGAAAACAAAATAGAATCTTTAGAAAACAAAATGGCTACCCAAAGAATGAGCGCAGAATTAGTTGCTGAAAGAGCTCGTTACGCTAGTCAAAATGAGGGTTTCTTTCCTAAAATAAATAAAGGTACTGGAGGTAAGAAACCTTTTACGTGGGAAGCTATTTCAGGAAAACCAATTCAAAGAGCAGGTGAAAGAGATAAGTTTTCACTTTCGTCTTTAATGATGTTTAAGTATGGAATTGATATTCAAAGCCCTTACGTAGAACATGAATACGAATTCATAAAGAATCTAAGAAAAACTACAAATAATACTTCTAAAGATTTAACAGATACTTTTGATTCTATACAAAAAATGATTGTATCAAAGATAGATGAAGCAAGAAATTTTATTTTAAAAATAACAAGAAATATTGTTTTAAGTTTTAAAAATTTAGATGCTTTTCTTGGAGAATTAGTTCAAGGTGAATTTAAAATTCTTGGAGAAATAAAAGAGCTAATTCATTTAATTAGGCTATTTAGAGTTATTTATAAATTGTTATCTAAAGGACTGACTGGTTGCGAAGATTATAAAAAAGAAAAAGATAAACTTTTAGAAGTAATAGAAGAAGAAACCCCAACTGCTGAAGGGGTAGTCGGCGAAGGAGTTTCTTTAAATAAAAGGGATAAAGATTTAATAGAACTCAAAAGTAAAAATGGGATATATATCTCTTCTTTAAATTTAAATGACTGTAGCGATATTATTAGTAATATAAATAACAATAACAATCTAGATGAAATTTATGAGGCATTAGAAGATGGCTACTTCGGAATTTAAAAAATTAGCTCCAGAAAAAATAGAAACTGAAGCAGCAGCTCAAGTAGCCAAAGAAGAAAAATTTATTATTGATTTTGTTAAAGACTCATATAATTTATATTTGGGTGATGCCAGATTAAATCCTGCAAGAAATCTTGAAATAACAAAGAATCAAGATAAAACAATCGCTTTGTTTGAAGAATACGAATTTGAAGAAAAAGCAAAAGAAAGTGAAAGAAAAACAGATCAATTAAATGAAATATTTGATTTAGAATCTGAAATAGAAAAAATGCTTTCTCCTGTAATCTCTTCTGAAATTAAAATGCCTGAAAAAGAAGAAAGCAAACTTGTACCTAGAACGTCAGGAAAAATTTTAGATGTAAGATATAAAGTTCCTGTAGTAAAAGGAACTGTTTTAGAGGTAAAGCTGATTGATAAAAAAGAAACTATAATTGCAGAGCCAGAAGAAAAAGTTGAAGTAATTGAAGAAACCGAAGATGTA